GTTAATAAAGCCCCTGTTTTAGCATCAATTGTGTAATATATACTTCCTGCTTCAAATGACATAAAAACCTCTTATAAAATTTTAGGCAATAAAAAACCACCCGCAGGTGGTTTAATTAAATTTGGTTGGTTAACGATAAGTTATCTAGAGTCTAGGGCTATTTTTTTGCAGGTTTCATACATTTCATTAAGATCATCATCCCATAAGTCATTATCGATTAAAACTTGTTTGATTATTTTTGTATCTTTGTTATTAAGCAAAGTAAAAGCGAGAAAAACAGAAAAAGCTTTATCTGGTTGGCACAGTTCCAGTGTTGTGATCATATTATTTCTAACATAATCAATATTACTTTTATTATTAACTAAATCGTCTATATATTTATTTATACGATTTGAAGCCTCGAATCTTGATTGCAACAATCGTTCATAGTCATTTAAAGCCAATTTTTTAATAGTATTGTCACCTTTTGAACCTACATTTCCTTTTGGATACAAACGACAAGCTTGAATAGATAAATGTAATTTAGGATCATCCTCATAAGGATTTATAATAGGTGTTATAACAACATCCAAACTCCCTTTTCTGAGATTACACCTTTTACATGAAGGTAACAAATTATCCCAATTTACGACTTCATCAGGATATCGTTTTTTACATTTAAAATGCTCAACTTCAACGTATGAATCTTCAATCTGTAATTGACATTCACAATAAGCGCATTTAGAGTTGCTGCTTTCTAATAATCGCTCCTTTATTTTTTCGTGATTCCATACAGTATCAGAATTAGACTTATACCTTTCTATTAGTTCTTGAACTTTATCATCGCTTAAGTAATCGGGTTTTTTCCCTTTTTCTAACTTAATCATGGATTAACCTTTAAGACCATCCAATTGCATTTTAAAAAGTGCTCTTAAAGGGTATGTAGGATGAAGTAATTTATCTAATTCGTTATGAGCTTCAGTAGCAGCTTTTATATCATTATCATCTAGCGCCCTACTAAATTTTGTGTAAACTTCCCTATATTTTTCTGTTCGAACATCTCTCATACCCATTACATCAGTAAGAATTTCCTCAACTGTCCATCCTTTAAAGCCATGTGGGGCGATATCTAAGGTTCTTTTTTCTAAATGACCATTTTCTCCAGATAAAGCTATAACTTCCTTCGCCTCGGCGGTTTGGATAACGTGAGGGCTATGCGTACTGATGATAAACTGAATATTAGGAAATAAAGTGGTTAAAGCGTTGCAAATTTTACCTTGCCATTCAGGATGAAGATGTAACTCTATTTCATCGATTAGCACCACACCATTAAAATCTTGTATGTCCATGTCAGGAAAGCGAATTTGAACTTCTCTAATAATTCCCCACATAATAGATATGCACGTTTTAAACCCTGAGGATAGGTATTCATAAGGAATCATACCTGTTGGTGTGTCAATATAAATTTCCATATCTTGTTTAAGTGCAAAAAACGAATATGATTGATTTAAAATACCAAATGCTTTTTTCGCTAATTCAATTGAATTTTTATCATTTTTTGTAGTATATGACTGGGAAGATAATAACTCATTTTTTATAAACCAATCTTTTGCCTTCTCATTTGACACACCGTCTAGATTCCTTAAATGGCGTTCTGCTTGCTCATAAACATTTAAACTCTCTATCCATTTATATGAGAATAATCTTTCAGTGTTGAAATATATTAGATAAGGTTCATTATTTTTTAAAAAATTTCTATCAAATTCTTTTAAAATTAGGTCATGCCCACCAGAGTTATCTCTAGGTTCAAAAGTTTTTATTGCACTTAAAAAAGGAGTATCACTATTTCTGTCAGTAACTAGTTGTATTTTAGCATTTTCTGATCCTGCTTTTTTTCTCAAAATTTTACTTGAACGTAAAGATAAACAATGAGCAATTGAATCCAAAATATTTGTTTTACCTATTCCGTTTTCACCGCAAATAATATTTAAGTTGGGGTCAAAACTATCTAACGACAAGCTAGATATACCGCCAACATTTTCTATTTTTAGTGATTCAATTTTCATTGCATTATCCTGTTTATTTTTATCGTCAGAATAATAGCATAATATTTCGATAAGTTGATCATTAAATGATCTTTTAAAGGTGATGGATTTTTTCATATTATTAATAAACCAAGGAAAGATTAGTGTGTTAATCCAACAACTGAATCCGCATAAGACATGGCAGAATCGTAATCATCTTGTGAGATAATATCTTTATCGTTATTAGGGAATTTAGCTTCCATAGCCTCTTGAAATGCTGTCATTGACATATTCCACGCGTCAAGCTCTCTCATCCCCAAATGAGCCACGGCTAGATAAACAAATTTTTTGGCATGAAATTCATTACTATAGTCTGCATCTTCGCTAGTTTTTTTAGGCGGAACATCACCTATTAAGCCGTGTTTTAATAAATGCTGAGATAGGATTAATTTATCTTCAACAGGTATTAGTGGCTCAATATTAATTAGTTTATCTTCACCTTTAATATAACCAGTAATAACAGAGCAATCTTTTGTGCAACAAGCCTCGAGTGTTTTATCTGCATATTGCATAACCTGTTTGAGATTAAAGTTATTTATCTCACCGAAGATTGTAGAAAAAATTTTAACTATCTTTTCTGGATCACCTAGTTTTGTCATGTTAAGAAATGAGGGAGTAAATAAGTAATCAATTTCGTTAACATGAATTGCAAATTGACCCACATCTGTTATTACTGGTTTCATATTAAGATTTTCTCGTGTTTACTATGGGAATAACTGTTCTTGTTATTTTTCCTGCGCTTGTGCCTTCAATTGACCATGTGCACACATCATCGTATGGATACTCTTCATTTAAACTGGTAAATAAATAACACCCTTCTATGACTCTATTAATGATTGGATTGACAATTTTCATCCAAGCGTATGGTTGTCCATCGGTATCTTGTGACGGATCTTCGATGTGATCTAATAATGCATTTTGGTTTTGTATGTCATCACCTCTTGATACGCCGTCAAATGAAAGTGTTTTTTCATTGGTGCTTACCAACGATTCAGTTGTATTATCAGGTGAAGTGTCAGCAGTAGCGTCAATAGTATTCCAGTTAACGCCTCTCGTTTTTCCTCTAATCATCCCAAGCCGTTTATAATCAGCTTCGGCTGGTTTTGTATCTGGGTTTCCGATTGCATAATAAACAGCAATCTTACGACCTGTACCTGCATTACTTTTAGCCATTTTTACCTCTTTTATCTTGATATAATTAATTGAGCAGTAAATTCAAAAACAAACCGCCCGTCTTCTGTGTTTGATTGCGTTATTCCACTAATTGGAGTCATTGAAATAACGTTGTTTATTTGAAAATCATCAAGCATTGATTGTCTGATTTCATCCGCTCTATCATTAACAGCGACAATATTTGAATCGTTAATTGCTGAAATGATTACAAACCTAAAAAAATCCCTAGTTAACGCCTCACTAGCATTACCGCCGCCAGCAGGGACAATCACAATATATCTATTGGATTTTGTGTTTTTTACTTCAACCCATTTCCGAAATTGTAAAATGTAATCATCAAGTAAATTATGTGAATTCAGCCAGCTTTTTATTGAGTTATATGTATCAGAAATCATATTTTGTAACTCTCCCTAATAACCTGCTGTATGACATCCTTACCGTCCCGCTCAAATCCCTTTTTAATAAAATCAGGTTCAGCGTGAGGAGACCAGTAATTACCCTTTGATTTTTTACCCGTTCTCGGTTTCCCTCTTAGTTTTGCTTTAGCGCTATTAACGAAAGCAGCATAATTAGCCGTATAACCAACTCGACCAACCCAACCTTTTGGGATTGGTTTTAGCTCTCTATACTGCGAATTAATAAGATTGGACGTGTCGATTGGAGTAAGTGGAGCAACAAAAGACATGCCAACAATCATAACTTGCTGGATAATCCTTTGAGTTCTGATGTTGGCAATTTCATTAGTTATTCTGTGAATATTTCTATTCACCTTTGAAACGCCTTTAACTGCCATTATGTAACCACCTCGTAATCAGGGATTTCACCGAAAGCGCTCATATCATATTCAAGCACAAGCTCTACTTTTTCAGCGTTTGAGGCTTCTAACGATAACGAAGTTTTATCACCTTTTACTATGAAATCACCCTGCTTAATTCGGTTATTTTCGGTGTAAAAAGTTGTTTTTCTCACTCTTTCAACGCCTAAAGAATCAATGTAAGCACCCAATGCGTTTGGCGCTTCATCTTTCCATGTGCATTTCACCAAATAAGGTTGACCGTAAGTATCAACATTGTTTTCTCCGTCGTATCCTGTATGAGGATATACGGTTGCAACATTTGTATAGCTCCAATTCGCTGTATTACTCATCCCTACCTCCGACAACTGCAAAAAATCCCGTTTTCTGACCGCTCAATGGCAAATCAGATAAACAGTTATTTTTATCCCAAGCGCGAATTTGAGTTAATAGATGATCTGTACCACTCCTATCGTAGTTGAATGAACGACTACCAC